CCCTGATGGATCAGTCAGGGTTCAACTAAGAATAGGAGTACGAAAATGTCAGAAGAAGTACAGGTTCCAGAACAGTTATCTATCATGAACACCTGCTTCGACTGCCTGAAGGCAGACGAAAGGTGTACTAATTGTCAGGAAGACTTTGATAATTCCCAGACAATTCTAGCCCACACTATTGTAGATGAGGGCAATGAAGTGTATCGTAAGCAATGGCTGCGGGATACGCAGCCTGTTAGTGGACACGATTGGACTGATAGAGATGATGAGTTCATGGCTCCAGTTGTCCACATGGCTGATCGAATCTTCGATGAAGATGAAGATCTAGATGTGCCTGCTCATCAAGTTATATGTCCATGGTGTAAGTTGCAGACTACAGTTGCACCCAACTGTAACATATGTGATAAGGAGATCAACGCATAATGAAAATAATATCATCAACAATGTGGCATTGTTCTACTTGTAAAATTACAGGTTGGCTTGATCTCAATGGATGGGCAGACCATCTTAAATGTGAGGAGGTAAATGTATGATAGCGATACGCTCTCAGGAAGTTCTCATAAATAGAGAGCTTCATCAACAAGAGCCAACCTTATACGGGCTGGCTCAGACTGAATATGCATGGTGTACCTGCACTTGTCTATGTGATCATGCGATAGAAGTCTATGCTAAAGATGCTAAGTATACTAAATGGACTTGTATCCGTTGCCTAAATCAACACGACCCAGTCGCGACTGCCCCTGTCCAAGTGACAGTGGGCAGTCGCTCAATGAAAGGAGAGAAAGATGATGTTCTATAATGGATTCAACTTAATGATTGATGTAGTATTAGGGCTGGCTGTATGGTTCTTTACTTACAGGACAGCATGGTGGGACGGCTATGAGGCTGGTGTTATTGATGAGATAACAGCAGAAGAAAGCTACAATAATAAAGGAGAGAGCAATGAGTAACGTAGTACCTATCAATGACAACGTGCCACGTGAGGTAGTCCTCTATCGTACGTGGCTAGTAGACTACAAGTACATAGTGGTTGACCCGTTCCCTGAAGGATGGAACAACTACAGTACTGCTGATAAAGAACACTGGCTCCGGACAACTGGTGCCCTTGCTGACCACAAGTTCCAAGAACATGTGTCTATTGAGGATGGCAGTTGGGATATAGACTGGCGCATGGTAGAAGAATCAAATGTACCTAGTTGATGTAGCTGAACAGATACGTACGTACAAAGTAGTCATGTACTTGGATCACTTCCCTGACCCAAGAGATGTCAGATACTTTGATGATCTTGAGACCGCTACCGTATACTATAAGTCTAGGCTTCACGATATAAGCAAAGCAAACTATACAATGTCAGCAGCTTTGGTTCAAGTAAAGACAGGTGAACCTTTGCTACGATATACATGGAGAGTACAACGATAGGAGAACACATGCTTAAGAAAGTACTGACGTATGTATCTGTATCTTACCTAGCATTATGGTCTGTATTCTTTCCGGATACAGCACATGCAGTAATGATTAAGATCAAGTGCGAAGAAATGCCTAACAAGTTCTGGCATCCAGCAGTAGCTAAGTCGTACGCTCGAGGCATGATGAGTATGAAATATAATTGGGGGCGTTCAGAATGGAAAGCTCTCAACAAACTGTGGACTGTTGAGTCACATTGGAATTACCATGCCTTTAATACTGAGGCAACATCGGATGGTTCACATGCTGGCGGAATACCACAGATACTGGGGCTAGATCCTAGAACCCCAGCCCCTGTCCAAATTGACAGGGGGCTGGCGTATATTGCTAAGCGATATGGCAAGCCGTCAGTTGCTTGGAGCCATGAAAGAAATCATGGTTGGTACTAACAACTACTAAGTAAGGAGAGAACAATGCCTGATGTAAATACAATTACAGATGTACTTAATCAGTACGTTGAAGAAAGTATTGCACATCCTATACCACCAACGTTGGGTGAATGCCCAAGGTGTGTGTGTCCCATCTATGACATAGGATTAGATTGGGAAAATACTTACAATTATTATTGGACACATAATAATGTACGTGCTAGCACATTTGCACATCAAATGTGGGCACCAATTACACTAACAGACGGTAGTATATTTCACTTCACATGTACATCACACTGTGATAACTGTGATGAACGTAAAACATGGAATGGATTTACAAGCGTAAACAACAATGACATGTGTAGGGATTGCTATCTTGTTTGGTCAGATGAAAATCCAGGCAGTGTTGAATGTAATTCATGTGAAACACTTGTACCTAGTGAAGATGATCTTATGTATAGCAGTTGGTTACATGAATCTATCTGTTCACGTTGTGATCAAGAAAGATACTATTCGTGTAGTGACTGCGGTTATGAAGACCATCACTTTAATCTAGAAGATCACTCATGTGAACGTGACGTAGAAGACAACAGCAACATCCACAGTTACAGCTACAAACCACGACCTAAGTTTCATGGTGACGCCAAGTATTACTTTGGTGTTGAGCTAGAAGTTGAGTGTCGTGATAGTAATTACTTTGATAACGCTGTTGATCATGTGGCTGATCTTACTAACCATGGTGACCGTGCTTATCTTAAGTCAGATGGCTCGCTATCTTATGGCTTTGAGATAGTTACCCACCCACATTCTCTTAAAGAAATGCAAGAGAAATTTCCATGGGCTGACATACTATCTTATCTCAAGTCTAATAGGTTCAGGTCTTGGAACACTAGTACTTGTGGCTTACATGTACATGTATCACGCTCAGCATTTAGTGGTGGTAGCATTACATTACGTGAGTCTCATCAGATTAGATTCATGAAACTTATCTATGACAACGAACGTCAAGTCACTAGACTTGCTGGTCGTTCATCAAACTACGCTACCTTCAGTGACAAAGGTAAGATCATACCCAAGGTTAAAATGGGCGATCAATCCAATGGTAGGTATAGCGCAATCAACACAGAGAATGATGAGACACTAGAACTTAGAGTGTTCCGTGGTTCACTACGCTACGAACGTGTGCTATCAGCGATTGAGTTTACTCATGCTGCTGTTGAATACACCCGTGATCTCAAGATGGTAGCAAAGAACAAGCCATTGTCTTGGGCTAGGTTTGTATCTTATGTGTCAGAGCATAGCGATACTTATCCTAATCTGTTCATCATTATGAATGAACTGTTTGATAAAGAAGAACTAACAACCGACAACCAAGGAGAGAACTAATGTGTATGTTATGTGTAGTACCACCCGGAGTTATGCCTGACCGTGATAAGTTAGTTAACTCTGCATTGAACAACCCACATGGGTATGGATTCTCTATCGTTATACCTGAAGAGAAACGTATCTTGCGCGAGCGCACCATGAGTGCTGATGAATCTATCAATCGGTTCTTAGAGATGCGTGGCTACTATATGGATGGCTATGCTATGTGGCATGCTCGTTATGCTACACATGGTTCACGTACTGTAGCTAACTGTCATCCCTTTATACTAGGTGATGACGATCGTACTCATATAGCACACAATGGTATCTTGCCTGTCACTCCACATGATAAAGATGATAGGTCTGATACACGTATCTTTGCTGAAGATATTCTGCCTACTATAGGTGGAGTAGCAGCATTAGATAATGATTACACATGGGAGATGTTAGAAGAATACACCGCTGGTTCTAAGGTGGCTGTACTTACTGTTGACCCACGTGCACAACATGAATGCTATGTACTTAACCAAGACTTAGGTACACAAGATACCTCAGGTGTATGGTGGTCTAATGATTCATGCTATCTAAACTATGGCTATGCTGATCCTCGTAAAGGTAAAGGTCTTAGTTCATGGGTTAGTAAGAATGACATGGACTTCTTTGATGACAAGACTGAGACATATCAATGTCCATCATGTGATCAGTTCATGGATGAAGCAACGTTAGATAGCAATGATGCAACATGCTTTTATTGTGCTTTCTGCTTTGACTGTTCATCTGCTTACACTGAGTGTATGTGTAGGTATAGCAGCGTAGGTAAAGACAAGTACGTTGCAGCTACAGGTGTAACCAAGGGTTGGTCTAACCCTACATGGGAGAACGTTAGTTGGGATTACTAATGAGTGAACCTATGTGGATGAGTGAAGGTCGAGCCAACATCTGTGATAGATGTGGCTATGATTGCAATGATGATTGCACTATAGATGATCCCGATACATTACATGATGAGAAGGGAGAGGTATGATATACGTAGTAATTGAAGCAGCATGGACAGAGAAAGTACCCGTTACAGTACACGGACCCTTCGATACTCCAGAACAAGCACGCTTATATGCTGATGAAAACAACGTGTCAGGTGTGGTTGATCTATTGATCAAGCCATACCCTAACGCATAGGATACACCTATCTGTCATGACTCGGTGTTTTCTTAGTAGTTTTCATCGTGTCATGGTGTATGCTATGACCGCTACGCAAGCAGGGCTGGCTCTCTCCGACCTTGCTTGCTAGCCCTAACAAAGGAGAGAACGTGATTACTATTGGCGACCATGAATTGCCAGAACATATATCTTATTCAAGCTTAACTACATGGCTATCATGTGGTTGGTCTTACTATCTAAACAGAGTAAAGAAGATCCAAGAACTACCAGCGTGGTGGTTCTATGGTGGTAGCGCAGTGCACCGAGCCACTGAAGAATGGGATAGAAAACACCTATGACATTACTAGATGAGTGGAAACATTGGTGGTTAGAGACTGCTAATGAACGCCCTGAATACCAAGGCGATAAGAGTAGCTGGCGAGTAGCTTCACCACGTCGTAACCCAGAGGATGAAGACTGGTGGTTTACTAATGGATATAAATACTTTGAACGTTGGATTGATTGGCGTGATGCTAATCAGCACATGAAGATTGCTACTCTTGATGATGGCTCACCAGCCATTGAGATGGAAGCTTCACCTATAGTCGAGGGTGTACAAGTTAAGATGTTTATTGACCGTGTGTTCTATGATACAGAGAAGGAAGAGTACTGCATTATAGATCTTAAGACAGGCAAGACTACGCCTGACTCAGCACTACAACTAGCGTTCTATTCTTACGGGTTACGTAAAGTCTATGGTCTAGAGGTAACCAAGGGTTACTACTGGATGGCACGTAAGGGTGAACTATCACCATCGTTCGATCTCGCTGACTATACTGACAGCAAGATCGAAGCGCTGGTCACTATGTTCGACAGGGCACGTAAAGATAATATCTTTGTGCCTAATTTCCAACACTGTAAGATGTGTGGTTTAACTGCACATTGCGAGTGGTTCATACAACCAAAGGAGAATGATGAGTAGCACAGAAGCACCCATCAGTATCACAGTCAAGACACCAGCAGGTAGTCTTGTTACTGTACGTGCTGAGACAGGCGCAGGATTAGATACTATTGTATCTGAATCTCTAGCCGCTATTAGTTCTGCAGTGTCAGAACTAGAAGCTAGTGTACGTGGACAACAAGCTCCACTTACTCCAGCCTCAAACCTCATAGCACAAACACTAGGTGGAACAGTCATCCAAGACATCCCACCTTTTAGCCAAGCCCCTATTGGGGGCGGACGCTCATGTCCACATGGAAAGATGACAGCCATTCAAGGTACATCCAAACAAGGTGGTATCTATAAGGGCTACTTCTGTCCATCAGCACAAGGTGATCCAACCAAGTGCAAAACTATCTATGTAGACAAGTCAAGTCCAGATTGGAATACATACGTACCAGATCGGATGAAGTAATGACTACCCTAAGTCCTACTGACCTAGGCGCAATACTTAGGCAAACTTTAGAGAACGATGATATAGATAAGATCGATACTCTATGGTGGATAGTAGATGAGTTAGAAGGTAAACATGAAGACGCTTCGGCGTAGTATCCACAAGACTGAGGTAGGTGGGGAGCCATTACCTGCTCCCTTCCAAGCCTTTGAACGTGCAGGTATTGTTATCCGCAGAGCTGAGGTAACAGTGATTGCTGGTACTCCGGGTGCAGGTAAGTCTTCACTTGGATTACACATAGCCGCAAGGTTAAAGCAACCAACGCTTTACTTCTCAGCAGATACCAATGCTCACACTATGGCTATGAGATTGTTAGCAATGACAGGTAAGATGACGCAGTCACAGGCAGAGACACTTATGAAAACTAACCCTGATACTGCAGAGTCTATCTTGTCAGAGCAAAGCCATCTCTATTGGTCATTTGAATCTAGCCCAACACTTAAGGATCTAGATGAAGAAGTCTCTGCCTTTGAAACTATGTGGGGTAGAAGTCCAACACTTATCGTGGTGGATAACCTCATGGATGTAGCAATGGATGGAGCTGAAGAGTTCGCAGCAATGCGACAGATCATGAAAGAACTTAAGTACTTAGCTAGAGATACCAACGCTGCAGTACTAGTGCTACACCATACACAAGAAGGAGCACAAGGCTATCCATGCCAACCACGCTCTGCCTTGCAAGGTAAGGTAGCACAGGTACCAGCAATGGTACTAACCGTAGGGCAGATGCCCTTACCTACAGGACTAGACTACTACTTGTGCATAGCACCAGTAAAGAATCGTTACGGCAAGGCAGATCAAACAGGTGGAACTTATGTGACACTATCATTTGATCCTGCTTCAATGTATCTAGAAGATGTAGTTAAAGATTACAATCAAGAGATGATGCCAGTATGACACACGATGAATTGCTAACAAAGTTAAATCCAGTAATAACGGTTGCCAATATAACCAAGCAGTATCACGCCCTTCGTGCGGTAGTGGAATTGCATAAGCCAAGAGATTACAAGGCTGGAAATTGGTGCATAGGTTGTAACGCTGATTATGAATACCCCTGCCCAACTATTCAGGAGATTGAGAAGGAGTTAGCGTGAGTAGTGCAGCCAAAGCCAAAGGCTCAGGAGCAGAGCGAGATGTAGTTAAGTATCTTAAGCAGTGGTTTCCTTATGTTGATAGGCGACTGGCTGGTGCAACACTAGACAAAGGTGACATATCAGGTATACCTGGAGTTACTATAGAGATTAAGAACCACGCCAAGATGGACTTGGCGGGGTGGGTAGAAGAGTTGAAAGTAGAGATGGCAAACGATAATGCTTGGACAGGAGTAGTCTTGCATAAGCGCAAGGGCAAAGGTGACCCTGCAGATTGGTATGCCACTATGCCCGCTTCAGTATGGATTGAATTATTGAAAAGAGCAACGGATGGAAAAGCATAGCATTGAAGATTACTTAAATAGTATCGGTGCTGCAG